GTACTGAGCACTAGTCTTCAATTTAGCCCTGTTATCTACCCTGAGAAACTCACCTATTGTGCCAATGTTCATCTTACTTAACTGCGCTCTTACACCTAATGCTTCGCCGGCAGCATACACTTGAACTGCATCATATACGGTGGGCGTAGTGGCGAATACGTCATCGCCATTATGGAGACTATAGATGGAATGCTGCACAATGCCTGACTCTAGCAAGTAAACTCGGTTCAACACAGTATTCATGAACGACGTTAAGCGCCAACCACTCAACAAGGTGCCATTGATCTTAACTACTCGTTGCAGGTCGTTGTATCTCACGAATTGGTTGGGCATAGCTGCTATCGTCCACCGCATCGATTCATCTTGCTCTGGACTTAGATCTGATCCGAATACTGCATACCAAGCCTTGAGCACTTGGACCATGCTGCCACAGCTATGTTGCGAGTTGAAGTCGTCGAAATCGTAACAGAAAGGTACCCCATCATTGAATTTCTCGATCACGTTCTTAACATATGCCTCGTTTGCACGTGTACCAACAGGGAAGTTCGGTGGTAACATGTCCTCGCAGTCACCCATGGCGAAATCGCAATGCAAGAAACTAGTGACATCACAACCATACAGGGCCCGTACTTTACCCCACTCGTATTTCGTACTCGTGCTAGCATATATCTCAGGGGTCCTACTTAGCCAATATCGGTGGTCACTGTGATGGTTGGCTGAAAACCACGCAGCTTTTACACGCGCATCACGTGGCAGTGCCTTTTTTAAATCTCTGTCTTCATCGTATTGGCTGACAACTGAGCCTACTGGCATGTGAGACCATCTCATCTCCCAGTAGTCACTCCACTCACGACGTCTCTGCCTCGCACCTTGATCTCTAGCTTGCTGAAAGATCGATGCAGCATGTTTAAACACTACTTCTGCCGGCAGAGGCGCTAGCTTGGGTGTCGTGCGGTTTTTTACCTCCTTCTCCCAGTCGACATAACTGAAAGCTCTATTGCGTAAGACTTGAAGCTCGTAGACTTGTGCAAGATCATCTCTAAACAGCGTCTGCAGTTGCTTGGGATATAGGCCCTCCCTCTTCAACATTTGCATATACTGGCTCTCATTATCACATGCCATCCAAATCCAAGCCAGGGTGCGTATTGCAAATAACGGTGCTACAGCTATATAAACAAGGTGTGTGTTAATAGAGACCTTGTTCTGTTGACCTCTTGTGACCGCCCCTCTTATGACTCTGAGTGCTAAGTTAGCCCTATACTTACTAGTATAATCGTTGGACTTAGTGATGTGGTCATACAATGTAACCAGCTCATGCCAGCTGATATATAGATGGTGGACTTGAGTGATCTGTGTTACTGGCCATTCCTTTGTCATCGCTATCGCGTCCAGCAGCTTAGTCCTAACACTGTCGACAAACTTGATTTCATATTTAGAAGAATAGAAGTCTCTGTGATTGTCTGGTGTTAGTCCACACCTTGCGTTTCCAGACAGTAAGGCCCCTGTCACACTCATTAACGTAGGGGTAAACCTACTTACGGTTTTGAGATCTGCGTAGGTCATAACACCCAGTTCATGCTTAACAAGCAACCCTACTACCCTCTCATGATAAATATGGCTATAGGCACTTGTAAGCATACCATGTGATTCTTCTTTCTGTTCTCCGATCTCAACAAGAACGAATCGAGCTGCCTCAGGCCCACATGGTAACGCCCGGTCGTCAAGATAACAACTTATTCCTGATCTGGGCCCTCTGGTGACTGTTCCAGACCAGTCAACTGCTCTGTGTACTCCGATGGCTGAATGTCCTCTAAAGTATACACAGGGGTTTCTCCGGGGTGACGATAATCTGCCAGTATAAAATCCGAGTATTTGTATTGGCCTATGGTGTTCTTTGTCTTGAATACGACACCGACACCACTGCCACCCTCTAGTCTACCGGGAATGTCAATTAGCGGCTTGTATCTGTGACACCTTGTAGTATCTTCACTGCCGTTAATACGTAGTACATGCATGTAAGGCTGTACATTGATAGATATTTTAAGCCTATCTACTATACCGTCTATGTTAATCCAGCTGTTCTTCCTCTTCTTCATTGAGTCGGGGACGACTGTATACAAAGTAGACCCGTCATCTCGTTTCGAAAAAAGTGGCATTACGTGCCCGTTAGAATTAGCGGCCCAGTTGAGGTGCGTCAGACCTGTATCTAAGTCTTTTAGCAATACATCATAACCTCCAATGCGCATGATAGACATGAATTTATTTGCCTGGTCTCCTGAAATAGTAGTTAGTTTGCCAGTCGCTGAGGAGACTTTTAGCTCTGCACTGTAATTATGCGCGTTAATATAGT